AGCTAACACCAGCGGAGAAAAGAGCAATGGCACAATCTCTACATGGACGTGCCAATGTTACGTTACCACTTTTTCTAGATACAGCAGCTATATATGCCGTTACGTTCTTAGCTGGTTGAAGCGATACATTTCTGCACCGAGACAACGCATGAAGTTCAGCGTGTAAAGAGTATAGCTTCCAGTTACTTAGGTCGGGGATATGTGCCCAACCGTTGCTTATGATCTTGTTGTTCTTATCTGCAATAACACAACCCATAGCATACTTACCACAACGGCTACGCTTCGCAATCTTGATAGCTTGTTCAATCATGGCAGAGGTAAAGGGTGCCACCATAGGCAGCACCCTTTACGCATCCTCCTTAGTTAGAGAACTGAGCCGGCTGTTGCTTTGCTGCTCGTTGTTGAACCAGCAGGCTTAACGCCCATAACGGGATTGTCATACTCTTCCGTTACGTCGTTCATCTGCTTGCCGACAACAACTACGAGTTCGTTACCGATGATTTCATCCTTCTCATCGTTGAGATTGAACTTCGGACTAGACAACTTCTTATCGTCAACACCTGCTGCACGAAGGAAGTTAACTAGTGCGCCATTCAGTTTCTTCTTCTTCTCTGAATCGTGATCCTTCGGTGCGATCCAATATGTCTTGAAGAAACATTGATTCGCAACTTTCACACCACGACGTTCCGGCTCATCTAGATTAACACGGAACCTGACATTAAGGCCAGGAGTACCAGCGGGAAGGGCACCATCATTCTGCACGTATGACCAATCAGCATCGTCAACAGTACAAGGATACGAACCTGACGGTACTGCTTCAAAACCGCCTACACCTACACTATCGTCATAATCGGTAAGATCGACGATACCTTCAAACTCTACCATATGATCGCTCATCTGTTATGCTGCCTTTCTCTCTTCGATTGTAACTGCTTGTCTCTTTTCCCATAGACTAGGAATTGTGGGATTGATCTCCATTGCTTCAAACCCACAACTGCGTTGCTTTGCTGCTACACGATCTGTCTTGATGAACTGAATACTACGCACTAGCTCATCCCCGTCTACCTCCGCTTTCATGTAACCAACGAAATCAAGGAAGCCTGGAATCTGCTTGCGTAGCTTACCTGATAACATCGGAAAATACTGCATCTTACCTAACGAGTCTTGCACGTCTGCTACATGAGACGTTAGAATCACGTTGCAAGGTAGATCACGTAGCATTCTAACTACACGTCGCATATGAGCACCGTTCTTACCATATGCGTATTGGTCTGGAACATCTGCATCTAAACGGGGATTGTGTTCTGCACGTTCGCGCATGATATATGCAATATCAAGACTTGCAAACTCCGAGAAAGTATCGACACCAATCGTACCATAGGGTAGTTCACCTTTGTTATCAATACCATCTTGAAGAATCATGATCTTATCGATCATTTCATCATAGCTACGAATTGATACTACTTCGATATCGGGTTGGTGCTTCAATGTTTCAACGCCACCATCAATATCGAAGATGAGAAGTGGACCAGTAATCGGATGATCGTGTGCAGTTCCTAATAGGTGAGTTTTACCTGCACCGTATTCTGCAAAGAACATACCGTTCAGCCATTTAACCGATGCTGAAACTGGCTTTGCTCCCAACTTCTCGCTAAGTGGAGTAGTTGTCGCTGTCGCCATTGTCACCCCCTTCCCATTACCGATTAAAGAAAGTACCGAACACCCAAAAGAAAATGCAGAGTATCAGAATAATTACCGTAAGCACAAAAACTATGCTGTCAATCATTTGATACGTCCCCATAATGATATTCAGGAAAGTAGTATCCTTTGCAGAAATCGCAATACACCATACCAGCTCTATCTACAGACTCATAGGTAGTAGTAAAAGGGTCTTTAGTTTCTTCTTCTAACTCTTCTTCAGTTAGAACCTCAAAGGCAAATTCGGTCATCGTCCGTAGTAAGAGCAGTTACCATTAGGTGTTAGTTTACGACTACAGTTGAAGATCAAATTTCCACCATATGATACGTCAATGGCACCAGGGATAATAGCAATCTGATAACCCGGCTTCCAGTTTGTTTCCTTGCAAAACACACTTACTCCACTACCCTCACACATATAGGTACTACCGCCGCGCTTCCAATACACGAATCCGGTAGCAGCCATACCTACTGTGCATGAGCCTAGTACGATACCTGCAATAAATGTTGCTAATAGTTTTTTCATTCTGCTGTCTCCCAATAATCGGGCGGTAATGGTGATACGATTTCTTCGTCGTGAACGCGCAGCTTCTCGAGTTCTCTGACTACATCAACTATGATTGCGTCAGCCATGATTCTATCATTGGTTGAAAGTACCTTACCCAACGCTTGAGCTACCTCACCACTTGTGAATCTGCGTTCACCTGTCACGATTAACCTCATATCCATCTTCCAACATACCTTGCCAATCTGAACCATCATCCTTAGCGATGCAAGGTACACGGAACGTACACTTCAAACAACTGCGAGCACCTGTAGGATTAGGATAGATGTTCAACTTCGGATCAACCATCTCTTGTGCAATCATTCTAATCTTGTTACCTGCTGCTTCAATCTCATGGTCGTTCCTTAGTTCAGTATGTCGAACAACGAACAAGTCCTCACCGTTAGCTACAAGGTAACTATAGTACGCTTGTGCCTTCTCGTCATCCTCGTACCATAGGTCTAATCCATTCGCTGTAACATACTGCATGAATAGTTCAGCGGTAGTTCCTTCTGTCTGTCGATTGAGGCTAGGTAATCCAGATTTAAGAATCGTCGGTGGTTTGGGATAGTTCTTACGCAAACCTGTAATGACAACTCTATCGACTTGTTCTGCATACCACGGCATATCATAGTACGTTGCTTCAGCTTTGGTCGCCCACAGATAGTTTGTGATTTGTTCATTCTTTTCATATGCGAGGAAGTAATCCTCGTCCATCCTATCTACTGTTTTGTAGTCAGTGATTGCGAACTTGTTTCGTTCTGGGTACCATGCGATTTTATCTCTCTTGCCTCTCGCATGGACTTCAATCTTCTTTCCATAGTTCGGACTTTCCTCTCTACGATCAATAGCCTCAAAGCCAAGCGGAATGCTATAAGTGGATTCAACGGCGATAACTTCAAAATCATCTTTTCTCGCAGCGTAGTCCTTATAGTATTCCAACATACCGATCCCGAGTTCCTTGTACTCCATGAATTCTTCTTCAATAGGATCGGGAAGGATATCTCTAAGACCTGCAATCTCCCACTTCTCTCCTTCATCCATTGGAACAGCAGCGTTAACTTCGCTACTAACAAGACGAGGATGAATGTCGTAAGTTAGATCAAGCCACTTCTCACTTACGATACCACCTTCCCATTGAAACTGAAACCACGTCTTGAATACTTCAACGGGATCACGTTTAAGCATAGGATCATACATCTCTTGCAGAGAGTAATGAATCCCATTACCAAACCAAAACGGAAAATAGATACCGTAGATATCTACACGGTGTCTAAGGTTAGTTCTAGTCGGTGATGACCAATCCCAATATCTACGACAGCGATTATAGTTCGCTATGTCGGACGTGTGAATTGGTATAATGTCCCACTTCGACGGAATCTCCGGTTGCCGAAGCTGGACTTCTACACTAGTCGTCATACTACACTACCCCCGTTTTCTACTCAAAGTCTCTAAATGGACTTACGAGTTAGGCCACCCTATCACAACCGGGTAGCAAAGTCAAGTCTAACTATGGAGAACTCCAAGGATCAAGTTTCGCCCGTTCGGGAAATGTTTGATCTTTATAGCTTCCCATCGTTTCTCCGTGATCTTGCCTTCTTTGAACCAACGGCGGTTTCTATCGTAACAGGCAGAACAGCTATCAGTAATGTTATCGCGTGATCCGCCACAACCACCACAGGTACCGGCACTTCCGTTGTTTCGTCGTTGCGTCTGCCATTGAACTCTTGGGCTATGATTAAACTCACTCTTGCGATGCATAGAAACTAGCTCAAGCATCACTTTCCTCAAACTCAGCTTACGAACGTACTTCTTACCGGGTCTAAGGTAGATACTTTGAAGATGGTGTAGAGATAGACCTGACCGCCTTGATAGCTCAGTCATTCCTATTCGATTGACCGCTTCAACGTAGAAGGGTCGCGCTATTACAATAGGTACGAATCCATGATGAGAACCAGGGTTCTTTACCTTATCCCATACATGGCATAGTCTACAATTAGCGAGTGGTCTACCGTTGGATTTTCGGAAGTAGTAATACTTTGGCGTAGCTGGTAACCATTCCGGTTCTTCGTGTGCTGAACCTGAACACAACTTATGCCAAACACCATCGATCAGTTTCCAGCGTCCTGAGTTAATTTGTTGCTGTGTTACTTGAACCATGAAGGCCACTGTCCATGTAGAACCACGTTACCTGGATAAACACTGTGCATGAATGAATCTACGTCGAACAGGTCAGGTGTAGCACCGTCGTAAGTTTGATAGGTGACACCAACATAGGTGAATCCCTTATCCACTCTAGCATGAGCAACACAGTCACCCATGTTCTGCTTGATAACACCGTAGTCTTTCGGCCACCTAAGATCAGTCGGAAAGATTTGTAGTAGTACAGGATAATGACAAAGCGGCTTGAAGTCGGGATCGTTGGGCAACCATGCTTGCGTTGACAATCCCACTTCGCCTTGCCAACCCGAATTCACTAATGCACTTGCTACAAAGAACGGAGAGATACGCGCAGCTTCATCCTCATAGTTAGGTAGGATAAGCCTACTCTTCCACCGTTGGCCTACGAACGCAAGCGAGTTGATATTGTTTCGTACTTCTACCTCACCATCGTTTACATTAGCAAGCCTGATCCAAGGATAAACTTCGATACCAAGTGCAGTAGCACGTTCAAAGACTTTTGTATCTTCCCATGCTAGATAGCCATGTGCAATAT